GCTGACCTGTCTCTCGCCCGAAAAACAAAAAGGCCGTCTGAGCGGCCGATTTGTTTTTGCAAGTCTTTGTTTCTACTGGTGCCGCTGCGCAGAATCGAACTGCGGACCTACTGATTACGAAACGGTAGGAATCGGCCTTCTGAGCCCCACTTTCCCGCACTCTCTGACGCTCGATTTAGCGCGTCCTGACAACGTTTTAGGCACTATGTTAGGGATCGTTCCTAACTTGGCATAACTGGCGTTATCATCGTCGTTGTTACGCAGCGTGTTACGCAGCGTGTACGCCAAGTTTACGCACGGGAGGTTCCAGCGATGCGCCTACAGTTGAACACCAAGACCGTCGAGTCTCTCGCCAGCCGGCGCCATGAACGCCGCGTCGACTACTTCGACCTGTCGCACCCTGGCCTATGCCTGACCATCGGACCATCGTCCGCAACGTGGTATCGGTTCATGCGTGTCGCCGGCAAGCTGACGCGCGTCAGGCTCGGCGATCACCCTACCCTGCCGCTCTCAGAGGCACGCAAGGCGCACGCCGCGCAGGATGAGATCGTGGAAGCCGGCAAGCACCCGGTCGCAGAGGCGCAGCGGCAGCGTGTCGAGATCGTCGAGGCCGTCCAGAGCGACGAAGCCTTGATGCTGCACAAGCTCAGTGAAGCGTGGTTCAAGCATCACAAGGGGCACGATTCGCGCGGGCAAAAGCGTGATAAGCCGTTGTCGCGCTCAGTGCTCAACGACTACCAGCGGCATATCACCAAGGTCTGCAAAAAGTTCCCCAACCGCGACGTGCGCACGCTGACGCGCAAGGAGTTGCGCGACTACCTTATGACGATGGCGGGCAGCAGCGACGGCAACACTGCTGCCGTCGTTGTCCGGCAGATGTTCCAGTACGCGCGCGATACCTACGACATTCCGAACAACCCTGCTGTTGACCTGCGCAACCCGGCAAAGCAGCGGCAGCGCGATCGCACGCTTGACGATGACGAGATCAGTGCACTGTGGGCAGCGTGCAAGGTCGTCGGCTATCCCTACGGCCACGCGCTGCGGCTGGCGCTCTGCACCGGGCAGCGTATCGGCGAGATCGGCGCCATCAAGCGCAGCGAGATCAGCAAGGACGGCGAGTGGTGGATTCAGACCGACAACAAAGCCAGCCGGCGCATCGACGTCTACCTTGCACCGCTGGCGCGCGAGATCGTCGAAACCTGCCCTAAGTTCGATGATGGCCCTTACTTGCTGTCAGCGAGTGCCGGCGTGCGCGGCCTGCGCAGCGACATCTGGAGCGCAGCGCGTCCGCGCTTTGTCGATCCGAAATACACCGCAGCAAGAGCCGATCAGGGCTTCGGGCCGAAAGGCAAGCCAGAGCGCGAGCGATGGACACCGCATGACCTGCGTCGCACGCTGCGATCCGCGCTCACCGGCGAGTGCGGCATTACACCGGACATCGCCGAGCGCGTTCTCAACCACGCGCTGCCGGGACTGCGCAAGGTCTACGACCATGCCGACTATCGACCGCATGTTCGCGCGGCGCTGGAGGCTTGGAACAAACAACTGACCAAAATCACCGAGGTGAAAAAGTGATCCCGTGCAGCACCAAGACTTCGTTGCGCATCAATCCAACCACGGTGGCGATGGTCGAGGAACGACTTAAACGAGGCCAGCGGCGAATGGCCGCATGGCTGGCGCGCCGCGCTGCAGTGTCCTGCGCGCCCGCCGACCTGCAAGGCTTGATATTTCTTCTCGCGGGCGCCCTGGAACAGATTGGTGACCAGCGGCCAAAGCGACGGCCCACCAAGTCTGAGTTAGCTGAAGCCGCTTGGTTGGAGGGGGAGCCAAAGTCGCCAAAGTTGGCCGCGTTGGATCTGGCAAAGCGGGCCTTACTTGAACTGCTGATTGCGCGCGACCTGGCAGACAAGAAGTCAATCGGCCCGAGCACCATCGCCCGCGCAATGCTGTTCGAGGGTATCGCCTTCGAGGGTGAGCCAGCCGCGACGCTCCCTGATCTGCTGGAATGGCGAGCAGGGAAGCTCCTCGACCCCACCGCGATGCGGGAGGTTCGCGACTACCTGCGACCCCTCGCTGAAGCGAGATTGAAGGATGCGCGCCTTGACCAGGTGCCGCGTCGCGGATTCCGTGAGATCTACCGAGCGCGGATCGCGAAGAAGTATCGAGTGGAGGAAGTTGCTCTTCGCGGCGTTGTTGTGCAGGCGAAAGAATAAGTAGCCGACTTATTCTTTACCTTCGTTCCGCATTCATAACTAGCGTGCGCCTCACTCCACCACGTGAGCGCACAAATGGAAACACGAAACGACAAGCTTCTATCTGCTCGATCCGCCCGCGAGCACTTGGGCGGCGTCTCGGAGATGACGATATGGCGATGGGTGCGATCGGGCATCCTGGCTCCGCCGATCAAGATCAACAAGCGCAATTACTTCCTGGTGTCGGCGGTTGAGCGCGTCAAGGCGGGCACCGCCAAGGCGGGCGTATGAGCCAGACCGCGAAGACTGCATCCGCGCACGTCAGCGAAGCAGACCTCATCATCCGCGCAACGCGAGCACTCGAAGCCAAAGCCAAGCGTGATGGCTTCATGTTCGAGCAGCCGTCCAAGTTGCTGTCGGAGTTCGACCGGGCGGAATCCCAAGTCATCTTGCGCAACTGCAACGGGGCGATCGCTGTGTTCGGCTACGACCGGCAGCGTGATCGGCTCTCCTGGGTGCATTTGCCCTACGAAGACCAGGCGTGCTGTTTGATTCAGCCCGATGGCACCGACGGCGGTGCGCCATGAGCCGCACTCACGTGCACGACCTGTTCAGGTCAGCTGAGAGTCTCTCCGACGCTGAGCTGCAAGACTCGATCACGCAGGGATTGGATTGCGTGGCTGCTCTGTGCGATGCGCTCGGCAACCCGAACACCGATACCGCCTTCGCGGTTGATCTTGGGTTCTTGGGTACGATCATGGCGGTGTCCATGAGACACCGCGTAAACGTCCTTTGGGATCGCTTGGGCGGCCCAGTGGCACAAGGCGGTGCGCCATGATGCCAATTGAGCGGGCCGCCGAGACTATCGCGAATGACGGTGCGGCGGAACTGTCGAACTGCGCGGAAACGCTTCTGCAGTTGTCTGCCCTGTTCGGGGCAATCATCGAAGATATCGAACGAGGTCAGCCGCATAACATCATCCGCGCTCAGACCATCGCGAAGCTTGGCGGCTATGTTGCCGACGATCGCGCTGACTGCGCCACTGGCGCAAGGGAGAGGCTTGAGCGGGATTGGATTGATCTGGTCCGTGCGAACAAAAAGCAGGCCGCGGCGGTGTCGCCATGATCCGCGCCAACCCCCGAGAGTGGTACATCGGCGCATTCCCGCCGCGCCTGGCTGCGACTACACCGCCGGTTCGCCTGGTGCACATGAGCCGCCACGGAGATGCCGTACTGGGGTCGATCGTCGACGGCGCGGATGTGCGGATCATGGTCGTATCGAATCCCGACGACCAACGCCTGCGCATCCTGGGCACCGATGACCGCAGCCGCGTGCATGGCGCGCTGACGGCGGTCGGCATGGAGGTGCGCAATGGCTGATGGCCTGCCTGCGCTGCGTGAGCCAGAGATCGCTCGTCGAAATCTCCGCGACATCATGAAGGAGCGCAGCCCTACGACTGACGAGGTGCGCAATGTGCTTGTGTGGGGAGATAGCTACGAGCGGCTGCCGATGCTACTGGAGATGCTGCCGCACCTCTCGCGCACAGTGTTGTTCGAGGTGCTCGGCGAGAACTGGCAGGGCTTCGACAACATCGGCAAATACCGATTGCCGCTGGCCAAGCTGCTGCGCTCGGCCAGTCGAGCGGAACTCGACCTGATGATGACCAACGACGAGCGCGAGGCGCTGGCGGCGATGCCTGACGAGATCACCGTCTATCGCGGTTGCTACCAGATCAATCGTCATGGGCTTAGTTGGAGCACCGACATCGGTATCGCTGCGAGCTTCCCGACGTTGGTGCGCTACTCGCGGCCCGGCGACAAACCTCTGCTGTTGCGCGCAGCTGCATACCGTGACCGCGCAGTTCTGAAGCTGGACCGCGACGAGAGCGAGGTCATCGTTTGGGATCCACACGAAGTTAGGGAGTGCAGCAATGCACCCTGACCTTGCCCGAATTGTCGTCAGCTCGAAGCGCCTTGACGCGCAACGCAAGGTGCGGCTGGCAGTCGAGGCCCACGGCGGTTTGGCACAAGCGGCGCGCGTGCTTGGCCTGTCGAAGGACACGGTGCGCCGGCTGTTGCGCACGCCTGAGCGAGTACTCAGGACGACCATCGGCAAGGTACTGCGGGCATCGATCCGACCGCCGACGCAAGTAACCAATCGGCTGCCGCTGGTTGCCGCACCCGGTGAAAGCTATCTCGCAACGCTGCGGCGGATTCTTCGCGTTGCTTCGGCGTATCCCGGTCGCGCTCGCCGGTTCGGTTTGGACTGCGAAGCCCGTCGCGCGATCGCGCGGCCGGAGACTGTGACCGGCGATGGAATACAGCGGCTGCTTGTGGATGTTGCCCAGGTGCTGGATGGGCGGGAGTACTGCAGACCGATCCATCGCGGGACGGAGATCAGCATGGCGAGCGCCAACGGCTTCGACGGCTGCGAGCGCTGCGGGCAGCTGGTCAAGATGGGCGCTGCTGCGGCCGTAGCTGAGTGCTTTGGCTGCGGTCGTGGATTGAGCGCGGATCGCGTGGTGGTCGCGAAGGAAAGGCCGCGTCGGCGGGGTGGCTCATATGCCGACTGACCGTTGCGAGTTGTCATCGCTGCAAGGCAGCGGTCGGCGCTGTCCATGGTATCGCGATGTGGTTGAACTGGCTGCTCGGCCACTGCCGCCATACGAGAGAGCGGTGGGTATGGCGCTGGTGTTCGCTGGTTCGCAGGCGTGGCAGCTGGCGGCCGATGTGCGCAATGCAGGCCGTCGTGCTGTCACGCTGCTGCCGCCTGGCGCTGATCCTGGGTCCCTGCGCTGGCCGCTAGTACACAGATGGATCGGTGACTGTGGTGATCTGGATTCCGCGCACGTTGTGCAGCTGGCGCGCGTGCTGGTCGGCTCCGGCGCAATGCGGGTCCACCTGGTGGCCAAGAGCGTCGAGGGCGGGCATGTGAACGTCCGGGTGGCGAACTGATGGATATCGCCATCCGCCGACCTGACCCACCGCCTGTAGCGATCGATGGTGCTGCGGATCCCTGCTCGCACCTGGCTAACGCACTGCGGCTGCACATGCACTTCCGCGACCAACTGCTCTACGTCGGCGGGATCGGCTGGCACCGCTGGGGGCCACCCTGGCGCTACGACAAATACGCTGGCCTGCGCGCTGGCGCTGAGCTTGGACGGATCAACACAGAGGAAGCTCGGCAGATACTCGACGCTGCGAGCAAGCCAGAATGGGCGGGCGATGCCGAGCACTTCCGCAAAATCGCAGCAACCCGGTTGAAGTGGGCCAGTGCGAGCGAGTCCGCCAACAACATCACCAGTTCACTGGCGCTGGCTGAGTCACTCTTTGTGGTTGACGCGGCCGCGATGGATGCCGACCCGTACCTGCTCGGCACGCCTGGCGGTGTGTTCGATCTTCGGGCGGGCGTCCAGCGTGAGCACCGACAAGCGGACTTGATCACCAAGGTGGCCGCTTGCGACTACGACGTTGATGCTGCGGCACCGACCTTTCGGCGCTTTCTCTGCGAGACCTTCGACGGCAACCGAGAGTTGCTGGACTACGTGCAGACGCTCGCCGGCTACACGCTGAGCGGGCATCGTGGCGAGCACCTGTTGGCGATCTTCTGGGGCTCAGGAGCGAATGGCAAGAGCACCTTGCTCGGCACTCTGCAGGCGCTGCTTGGAGACTACGCGGGCACGGCTGCGCCGGATCTGCTGATCGCGCGCAATGGCTCGGAGCACCCGACACAACTCGCCGACCTACAGGGCAGGCGCCTGGTCGTGGTCAGCGAGACCGGCGAGGCCGGTCGGCTCGCCGAGGAGCGCGCCAAGATGATGACCGGCGGCGACACCATCAAGGCGCGGCGCATGCGTCAGGACTTCTTCGAGTTCAAGCCGACGCACCAGCTGGTGCTGCAGACAAACCATCGGCCGAGAGTCAACGGCAACGATGAGGGCATCTGGCGGCGGCTGCGACTTATCCCGTTCACGATCACGGTGCCACCAGACAAGCGCGATGCGACCCTGCCTGACCAAATACAGGCCGAGCTACCCGGTGTCATGCGCTGGGCGGTCGAGGGTTGGTTGTCATACCAGCAACATGGGTTCAAGACGCCAGCCGCCGTGACCGTCGCTACTGCTGGCTACCGCGACGCCAGCGACGTGTTCGGCGCATTCGTGGCTGACTGCTGCGTGCAGGGAGAGGGCCGCGAGGTCACTGCAGCGGATATCTACTCGGCGTACTCCAAGTGGGCGGCCGCAGCGGGCGAGATGGGTCTATCGGCTCGTGTGTTCGGACAGCGGCTTGAGGATCGCGGGTTCCGTCGAGGGCTCACTGGTGGGGCAAAGGATCGCAAGCGGACGTGGTTCGGACTGGAGTTACGGGATGGTCAGTGAACGCGGTGAACGCATGAACGCAAGTTTCCGTATGAACGTCTCTTGTGTGTGCGCGCGAGTGCTTAACCCAAGTGAACAGTTCATGCGTTCACTTTTTAGCGCGCGGGTCCTCCCTGGGGGTTCCCCATGCGGGTACGTGGAGTCGCGAAAAGCGTCTAGAGTCTGGATGATTCACAGCATGAATCTATTTGGCATTGGTGATTGATGGTATGAATACAAAGCGCATGAATCAGAAGGACTTTGCCGAACTGGTCGGTGTGACGCCTCCCGCAGTGTCCGGATGGATCAAGCGCGGCCTGATCGAGCTGGACGACGACGGCCTACTTGACCCGCAGATTGCAGCTGCGCAGCTGGCCGAACGTAGCAACCCGGCGCGGCTGCGCGCGTGCCTGGAGGCGGTCGCCGGTGGCGGTGCTGACGCTGGCGGCGCCGCTGCACCAGGCGGCGCCGCTGCACCAGGCGATGCCGATGCCGACGAGGCGACCGGCGATCGACAACGGTTCCTGACCGCTCGGGCCAAGCGCGAGCACTTCGCGGCGCAGTCGGCGGAACTGGACTTCCGGCTGAAGGAGGGATCAATGGTGCTCCGCGCCGACGTCGACCGAGATGCCTTCGAGGCCGCCCGCAGTGCTCAGCAGATGCTGCTCGCGCTGCCGGACCGCCTGGCGCCGCTGCTTGCGGCGGAGTCGGACCCCCACCGCGTGCACGTCATGATGGTGGAAGAGCTTCACCGCGTGATCGACCTGATCGTTGAACGCGCGGCCGGTGGTGAGTTGGAGTCTCAGTGATGCCAATCTCGCCATTCAACGCCGGATGGATTCGCGGCTGGAAGACTCCGCCACCGATGACCGTCTCCGAGTGGGCAGATGCGCATCGCATCATCCCACGGGCCGCTGGCGCGGAGCCGGGCCGCTGGCGCACCGATCGGACGCCGTACCTGCGGGAGATCATGGACTGTCTCAGCGCGGGCAGCCCGGTGCGCCACGTCGTGTTGATGAAAAGCAGTCAGGTCGGCGGAACCGAGGTGCTGCTGAACTGGCTCGCCTACGTCATGCACCACGCACCGGCGTCGATCATGATCGTCATGCCGACAGTCTCGACCGCCGAGGATTGGAGCAAGCAGCGGTTGAAGAACATGCTGGAACAGACGCCGGTGCTGCGCGAGCTGGTGCCGCCGAGCCGCAGCCGCGACAGCGATAACACCACGCTCAGCAAGGCGTTCCCGGCCGGTCACTTGTTCGTCGCTGGGGCCAATTCATCCGCGACGCTGCGCAGCAAGCCGGTCCAGTACATCGCGCTGGATGAGATCGACGAATACGATACCGATTTGAACGACCAGGGCAGCCCGATCGAGCTCGCCGAGCGGCGCACCACGACCTTTGCGCGCCGCAAGATCCTCAAGATCAGCACGCCGACGGTGAAGGGCGCCAGCGCGATCGAGGCCGCCTGGCTGGAAGGCGACCGCCGCAGGTACTTCGTGCCGTGTCCGCACTGTGGGCACTTCCAGACGCTGCGTATCGACCAGCTGCTGCAGGATGGAACCTACTGCTGCGAGGGCTGCAGCGCGCTGATATCGGAGCACGCGAAGACCGCAATGCTGGCGGGCGGAGAGTGGCGGCCGGAAGTGCCGGAGCGCGAGATCCGCAGTTATCACCTGTCCGCGCTGTACTCGCCGATCGGCCTGGGCGACACCTGGGTGGAGATCGCAGCGGCGCGCATGAAGGCGGCGCGTGATGCCGAATTCGCGAAGAGCTACACCAACACCATTCTGGGCGAGAGCTTCGAGAGCGAATCACAGAAGGTCGACGCGACCGAGCTGCGGGAGCGGCGGGAGGCGTGGCACCGCCGCACCATTCCGCGCGGTGGCCTGCTGATGACCGTCGGCATCGATGTGCAGCACAATCGATGGTCGGTGCTGATCTGCGTATGGGGTCGCGGCGAGACCTGCTGGTTTGTCGATTGGGTCGAAATCCCTGGCGACCCGACGCGCGAGGATGACTGGAAGGCGCTGGATGAGGTCGTGTTCGCGCCGATCGCCAACGCCTGCGGTGTACCGATGCGCGCCGACTGCATCGCGATCGACTCCGGCAACTGGACCCACGAGGTCTACGGCTGGGTACGCAAGCACCAGAACCGCAACGTCATCGCGATCAAGGGCGCCAACCAGCCGAACAAGCCGCTGATCGGGAAGCCGACCGCGCAGGATGTGAACTGGCGCGGCAAGACCGTGCGCCAAGGCGTCCAGCTGTGGGCGGTGGGCGTGCGTACCGCGAAGGACTCACTGTTCCCACGCCTGACCGGCGACGCCGATATGGACATCAACCAGAGGCGCTGCCATTTCCCGGCCGACATGCCGGAAGACTTCTTCCAGCAAATCACTGCCGAGCGCTTCGACCTGGATCTGCGCCGGTGGGTCAAGCGAACCGCTGGCGTGCGCAACGAGGCGTGGGACTGCTGGGTCTACAACTACGCCGCCGCGTGTCACCCGCGCGTGCGGCTGCACGTCAAGCGTGAAGCCGATTGGGCTGCTCTGGAGGCGAAGCTGGAGCCGAGCATTTCCGATCTGTTCGCGGCGCCAGTTCCCGAAGATAGGCGCGCCGACAAGGATCAAGCAGAGCCGGCCGCCGTAGCGATCGCTGGCGATGACGGACGGAAGAAAGAACCCGTGAGCAACGGGCAGCGCCCGTCAAAGCCGTCCCGGCGCCACAACTTCGCGACCGCGTGGTGATCGCGCTATTCCGGCCGCGCATGCCTGGCCAGACTTCTGATGGGGTGCAAGGATGACGCTGGATTCAATGGACAATGACCAGGCGCCGGAAGTCCCATCGGTATGCCCTCGCGCGCTTGATCCGTTGGCGCTGGTGGCTGGTATCGTGGCGACCGGCCGTATCGATCCGGAGGCCAGTGTGTGGCTGATTCGTCGGCTGAGTCATTGGGTAGAAGCTGGCGATGGTCCCTCACTTCCTGCGTGCCTTGGACTGCCAAGCACGCCGTCCAGTGTTCGCCGTGTCCTGCGTGATCGCTGGCTGCGCGAAGCCGCCGCGCACCTCACGGGCGGGCCCTGGGAGCGGGCGGAGCAGTTGCGCCGGCGCCTGGGTGCGTTTCGTGCCTGCAAGTGGCGCATCTGGCGGCGCCTTCGCAATCCGCCCGCAACCGCCGACGCTTTCGACGTGTGCGCATTCCACGCGCTGAAGTCTGGCGCGCCGATACCAGGCAGCACCCAAGGCATGCGGAACGCCATTGATGACCAAAGCGGAACGGGCGGGAAAGTGGGGTGAGTGGCCAGCATTCTGGGCGCACCTAACCAAAGGTCCCATTCGATGAAGGCTTACGAAAACTATCAGCGCGCGCTGCGGCGCTTGGCGGACGCTGAAAGAAATCTCACCCACCTGTCGGAAACCATTCGATCAAGCCGACGCGCCGCGCTAGCCGCTGCGCGCGGTATGCGCTCGAGGATGACCATTTCGCCCGCCGTGCTCGGCGCCGATCACGAAAAGGAGCTTGCGGCAGCTACGCGAGAGGTCGTGACTTCCGAAGGAGCGCGGCAGTATTGGCGGGCGGTGCATGCCAAGGCCGCCGATCTGATCGTTCCCGCCAAGCGCGAGGCGCGTGCAGCTGAAGTGGAATTGCGCAAGGCGCGGCGGGAGTTTTGGGACGAGCGCCTTTCGTCTTTGCTGGCTGAGTTCTATGAAGCCCACCGTGCCGAACTGGTCCACATCGTTGCGGCGATCTTCCGGCAGGATGAGGACATCTCGGGAACTTACCCCGCAATGAACATCTTCCGTCTACTCCAGATCATCGGCCAGCGCGTGGACATCGAAGAAATCCGCGCAGACGCCGAAGAAGCGGCCGAGAACGCACTCTCCGAACGTGTTCACTTAGCAGCATCCCTGGAGGGCCGCGACCGAGCTGCCGGATACCATCGGATCGAGCGCATCACGTCCATGGAAGTCGGCACGCCGCTGGCAGAGCTTGATCGCAAGCTGCGTGTGATTCGCGGGCAGATCGATGTTGCGGAAACTTCCGGGAAATTCAACGGGGACCATGGCGCGCTCGCAGAAATGATGAATCAGGCCGAAGAACTAGCCGAACTGATTGCGGAGCGTGAGGCCGTGCTCTGACCCCCAACTCAGATAGGCCGGAAACTTTGGTGGGCAGTGCCTACGCTGCAGGCGACCAACTACACTGAGGCAAAGATGAAAATTGATTCTCACCTGATGCGGGCCCAAGCCCGCCATGCTGACCAGCTGATTGGCACGCATCGTGCGATCAGCAGCGGCGCGAGCTTCACCGCGCTTGCCCTGGAGTTTGGCGAAGCCGGCAAACTCTCGAAGGCCGCAGAGGCGGCGCGACGCGGATCTGATGGCATCTCGGAAGTTTCCGGCGTCACGCCGCGCGGCTTCTGGCTGCCGATCATGCGCCGCGACCTGACGGCGGGAACCGCGAGCGCAGGCGGCGCCACTGCTGCGGCGATGCTGTCGGGGGCACTTGTCGAATCATTGCAGCCGGTTTCGGCGATTGTTGGCGCAGGCGCAACGGTGCTGACCGGGCTTACTGGCGCGAGTTTCTCCATTCCCCGGATCACCACTGGTGCGACGGTCGCATGGAAAGGCGAGTCGGTTGCGGCCGATGAAACGGATTTGGAATTCGACAAGCTGACGTTTACCCCGATCACCGTTTCCGGCTACGTCGACGTGTCCCGGCGGTTGCTCGCAGATAGCGCCGCCGATGGTGGGCTCGATGCAGCGATCACGCGGGAGCTGTTGCGCGCGATCATGGCGGAAGTGGACCGTGTGGCAGTCAACGGCGCCGGAACGACGGAGCCGCTGGGCTTGCTTCAGGACCCGGATATTCCCGTGGTGTCGATCGGCACCGATGGCGGCGCGCTCGCCTGGTCGCACTTGTGCGACATGGAAGAGTCAGCGGCCGGCGTGCCTGGTCAACTCTCCTGGCTGACGAATGCCAAGGTTCGCAAGTCGCTGC